GCAGGCGGCAAAGTATTAGAAGGACTTATTCGCAGACGTGAAGCAGAAGCCCTGTTATTTGAAGGAAAGAAATGGGATGAAGTTTGAAACTATAAAAGAAAAACTTATAGCCTTTTGGAATTGGTTAAAAAGTTTATTCACTACTTACTACGTTTTAAAAGTAAGTTATAATGCTACTTGGGGAGATTCAGATGACCAAGAGTTTATAGTAAAAAAGTTCATTAAAAAACAAGAAAAGTTCTTATCCTTTATTACAAGAGAAGGTGAGTTAGTAGAAATACGAGGAGCAGAAGGACTTAATTATAGGATAACACAACTATGAACCAATTTTATATAGCAATTATTATAGTATTAGGGTTAGGAAGTTATTATTTATACCAACAAAATCAAATACTTACAGCAAATAATATGGCACTTGAAAGTGCAGTTGCTACACAAGAAGAAGCAATTAAAACAATGCAGAACGATTTTGCATTGCAAACACAACAACTTGGAGACTTACAGAAAAAGTCACAAGAAGCTCAGTTGGAAATGAATAGATATTTAGACATTTTCAAAAGACATAATTTAACAAAATTAGCAGCAGCAAAGCCTGGACTGCTAGAACCAAGAATAAATAAAGGAACAAAAGATGTATTTGATTCAATCGAAGAAATTAGTCGCACCATTGATAGCCTTGATGATGGCGTCGAGTTGCAGTCTAATCCCAACTAAACAGATAGAAGTAACAGCAAAGCCAATGGACAGGATTATTACCCAACCTGTTCTACCAAGAGAGATAGACTTGAAAGAGCCTATGTGGTATGTTGTTAGTGATAAAAACATTGATGAGTTTCACGAAAGATTAACAAAAGAACACGGGCAAGTAGTATTTGTAGCAATGTCAATACCAGATTATGAGTTGATGTCCTACAATATGCAAGAATTAAAAAGATATATTACAGAACTAAAAGAAGTAGTAGTATATTATGAAAAAGTAACAGACCCCGAAGCACTAAAAAGTGTGGAATAAATTAATACAATTTTTCAAAGACTGGCATTACTTTAGAGTAATGAATAAAGGTGCTAAGTTTTTTGACAGGAATCCAGTAGTTCAAGGACGATTTGAAGAAATAGAAGATTGGCTTGAACATTTGGAAGATAGAGTAGCAGAGTTAGAAAATGGAAAAGAATGATTTTTTATGGATGCTCAAACCTATTAGTGATAGAAGTTGGTTAATTAGAGAAGCAAGTGTTCTCGCAGATGCTAAAAGAGCAGGGGTAAATAATGTTCGCAGAACTAAAAGAATTATTAAAAAATGATATAGTAGATATTACATTTGTATCTATGGTATCAAACAAAGAATACACGATTCCTTGTACATTGAAGGAGTCGCTAACAAATTCGAGAGTAAATCAATCGAGCTCAGAAAGTATCGTTTGTTTTAGGCTTGACCAAGAACGATGGGAGGATATAAATTTAAACTCTATCGTATCTTACAAAAGCTCAGATTATTGAGCGAGGTTTCTTAGGAAACGGAGATAACTATGATAATGGAAATAGTCAGCACAGTTACTTTAATAGTAACAATTGCAAGTTTAATTGCGGCGTCAACACCGACACCAAAGGACGATGCTATGATTGCTAAATTATACTCATTTATAGACTTATTAGCACTTAATATAGGCAAAGCTAAGGATAAAGGAAATGGCTGATGAAAGGTTCAGTGGAGATTTATCAAGAAACGAAGTAGAAATAGACTTAAGTAAGTTTATGGAACTCGTAAATGAAAACAGCAGTCTCAAATCTGAAATTGCTGAACTAAAAGCGAATAAAGCGCCTGACAATCCTTGGCAGCGTTGGATATTTTTATCGAATATGATTGATGCTTGGAGAATATTTCCAAGAGCTTTCTTATCAGTATATATCTTTTTATTATACTACGCTACAATGTGGTTTATGGACTTACCAGACCCCACAATGGAACAATCAGGATTAATTTCTGTGATTGTAGGTGCTGGAGCTGCTTGGTTTGGACTCTATGCTGGTACAGCAAAAGATAAGATAAATTCAAAGTAACCAAAAAATAGTTCTTGACATATGTTTATAATTTTAGTATAATATATTTATGAAAAAAATTATGGATAGAAAAACCTGTAAAATGTGGAACTCTGAAACCAACTCCTTTGAGACTTGGTATATTGATAACTGCGAAATCTGTGGTAAATCCGTAGATACAAAAACAGGTGAATGTAAAGAATATAAATGTTGGACATAAATGAATTTATTCTACTTAGACGAAGATTTAGATAAAGCAGCCCAGTATCATGTTGACAAACATATTGTCAAGATGCCGCTTGAGGCTGCTCAAATCTTATGCACTACTATATGGATAGATGAATTATTAGGGTTCGTTCCTCGAGCTCTTAACGCAGAAGAACGTGAAGTGATGAATAAAGCAAAAGCTGAAATCAAACACTTACCTCTTGAGGAACGTCCCTACCCCTACCTACCAATGATGTACAATCATCCTTGCACAATCTGGGCAAGAGAGTCATTGGATAACCATGAATGGGTTCATTGCTATGCTAATGCATTGAATGATGAATACCATTATCGTTATGGAAAATTACACAAATCAGTAGAAGAAGTAGTAAATAAACTACCTGAGCCAAAGAATTTACCTCGTGTAGGATTTACAACATTTGGACTGGCAATGCCAGATGAACTAAAAGATTATGATAATCCGATACAAAGCTATCGTGATTATTACCATCTAGACAAAGCAACATTTGCAGCATGGTCACATCGTGAAAAACCTGACTGGTGGAACGAAGATTATGCTGATTATGAAAAAAGGATTACAGCAAGATGATAGAGATTTATGGAAAAGATAACTGCCCTTATTGTGATATGGCAAAAGGTTTAGCAGAAAGAAAAGGATTTGAAGTAGTATATAAAGAATTAAATATAGACTATGGATTTGATGAGATGAGAGAGAAATTTCCGGGTGCGAGAACCTTCCCACAAATAATTAAAGATGGAGAATATATTGGCGGATATAGCGCTCTGGAGGAGCTGATTGGTGAACTATAAGTTTAAAGAAGATGTAGTATTTAAAAAACTACAAATGTATGTTGATAAAACCTATGAACAGCACTATGGTAGTGGTAAAATACAATCAACTGAGTTTATTTTCGACTCAGGGCATGGAGAAGGTTTCTGTATTGGAAACATAATTAAGTATGCCCAGCGTTATGGAAAAAAGTTTGATAGAAAAGATGATATAGACTTATACAAGGTTATTCATTATGCTCTCATACTTTTAGGAGAAAGAGAAAAAGAAAGAGAAGAAAACGACAAGTCTTATACTTCACAGTACGATAATGGAAATAAAAATGGGTGAACTACTAATCATATTTATATGGTTAATGCTAAAACATACAGTAGCAGACTATTTACTTCAAAGACCTTGGGAAGATAAAGGTATTTATGGAAGTAGAGGAGGTCTAATTCATGCTGCACACCATGTTGGTGGAGCATTTATTGTGCTTATGTTTTATGTGAGTTTCCCTCTTGCAGTATTACTATCCGTGTTAGATGGAGTATTGCATTATCATATTGATTTTGCTAAAAACAATATAAAAAGAATATTTAAACTAAATAACACACAAACACTATACTGGGGATTACATGGTTTAGACCAATATCTTCATGTATTAACTTATGTATTAATGATTTACTTAATAGGAGTATAAGTGGCAATTAAAACAAGAAAACACGAAAACCTTACAGAAACAAATGTACAACATGTGATAGAGTTATTAAATGGAGAAAATCCTATAACTAAAAAAGAAGCATGTAGTATATTAAATATAAGTTATAACACTACAAGATTAAACAAAATTATACAAGACCACTTAGATACAGTGGCATATAGAGAAAGACGCAAAGCTCAAAACAAAGGCAAAGGCGCAACAGAAATGGAAATAAAACAAGTAGTAAACTTCTACTTAGATGGAAGTAATATTTCCGACATAGCAAAACATTTATATCGCTCACCAGCTTTTATCAAAGCAATAATAAATAGAATAGGTGTTCCTCAAAAGTTAGCTATGACAGACTACGAAGGAAGAAAGAATGCAATGCTCCCCGAGCAGTGTGTATCTGACGAATTTGAAGAAGGAGAAAGAATTTGGGCAGTTAGACAAAACTACCCAGCAGTTGTAAAAAGAGAACTTAAACCCGAACAAGCAGCAGAGAGAGGGTATAAATTATATCTATGTTATACAATAGAATGTGGTCAAGAAGCTTTAAGAAATACTTATTTTCCAAATTTAGAGTATGCAGGTAAATTTCATGCTCTACCAGCTTATGACATGGGTAGATTAAAACATTTACAACAGTATTTATAATATAAGGAAACACTATGGAATATTTTTTGGCTTTTTATTTAGCAGGCATAGCTTTGGCTATGTATAAACTATATATACCCATCTATAGAACAATAAATCGATTACAGCCTGAAAATATTTTCATAAGAAGAAAGTACTTAGGATTCTTTGTAGTTCTAGGTATATTTTCTGTAGTATTAGTAATAATCATACCGAGTGTCTTATCTGAAAAATTAGGTAAGAAATTTTGTGTAAGTTTTGTGGATGCAGTAATAAATGGCGTACAGTAAAGAAGTAACAGAAAGATTTTATGGAGTGTTAGACTCTCCAAAGCAGTTCAACGTAGGAAGATTTGACCCGAAAGACCCGAATGTAGCAACAGGAATGGTTGGAGCACCTGCTTGTGGTGATGTAATGAAATTACAGTTGAAACTTGACAGCGCCGAACGCATCGTAGACGTAAAATTTAAAACTTACGGGTGCGGTAGTGCAATAGCGAGTTCCACAATGTTCGTAGAAATGCTAAAAGGCAGAACAATAGAAGAAGCAAAATTAATTAAAGACAAAGATATTGCAGAGGCATTAAATTTGCCCCCAATAAAACTGCATTGTTCAGTTTTAGCTGAAGGAAGTATAAAGAAAGCAATAGAAGACTGGGAGACAAAATGTACGAAGACTTAAAAACACATTTAGAGGGAGAGATAGCTTATCATAGAGCTAATGTACGAGTTTATATGAAAAATTCTGCTGGTATTGGAGAGCATGGTGATATTGTTGCTTCAATCAAAGAAGAATTATCAAAACTTGCAGAAGCAGAAGATATGTTAAATGCCTTACAGAAACACTTCAAATAATACCATTGGTTATAGATACTAAAAAATAGTTCTTGACAATTGGTTATAATTTTATTATAATATATTTATAAACAAAAAACGAGCAAATATGAGTGACAGATTTTACCAACAAATGCGAGACACCACTGGTTGGGCTCCAGGTATGCCTGAATTCATGCGCAATAACAAAAAATATAGGAGAAGAAGAATGGCTTGGACAGATGAATCTAAAGAGCAGGCAATTGAAATGTATCAGGACGCAGAGCCGACACCTGAGACTTCAATGGAGATAGTAAAAGACATCGCTGAAGAATTAGGAGAAAGCCCTAACGGTGTTAGAATGATATTAACAAAAGCAGGAGTATATGTAAGAAAAACTCCAGCAGCTAAGTCAAGTGGTGGCGGTAGCACTGGCGGAGGTAGAGTTTCAGTAGCAGACGCTCAAGATAAACTTACTTCTGTTCTTAGTGATGCAGGTCAAGAAGTTGATGAAGCAATCATTTCTAAATTAACTGGTAAAGCAGCAGTTTATTTTACAAACGTAATCGAATCATTAAATAAGTAGTGTAATTTAGTGTGTTGAGGCAGTCCTTGTGATTGCCTCAATTTTTTGCATCTTGAATAAGTGACCAAAAATTTAACAATTCAAAAGAGTTTTTGTTAGATTAAATTGGAGGACACATGAAAAAACAAGATTTTGAGAGGAAACTCGATGATGCTGGGGATGCAATTATCACTTACAGAAGTCAAAACTCTCGTAAATTAAAGTACAATGTATGTACGAGAGACTTTAGCACTAAATATATTAAAAGTAAAAAGAATAGAGCAAAGGAAGGGCAACATACTTCCTTATTATTTTGTTGGGATACAGACTCATATAGAATCCTTGTGCCTGAAAATGTAACGAGCATTGTGCCTCTTAACCGAGTTATACGCAATGATTGATTTAGACGCACCAGCAATTTACGAAAAAATAATACAAGAAACTGAACACGAACAAGTTAGATTAGTAATAAACACATTTCGTGAAACAGAGTATATATCCTTAAGAAAATATTATTTAGACTTTGACGAAGAATGGAAGCCCTCCAATCAAGGAATAACAATACCAATAGATATGGAAAACACTCGTAACCTGTTCCAAGGTTTAGTAGAAATTCTTTCACTAGCAGAATCTAAAGCAATCATAGAAGAAAATTTCAGAGATTTGCTAGATGAAATCTACCTCTAGCAAAAATAGTTCTTGACAAATCCTCAAAAATTATGTATAATATATGTATGA